CCGTTTGCGATTGGTAAAGTTCCTGAAACATTAGCAGTTAAACTTGCATAGGTGGTTGAGGTTGATCCTGTTCCACCGTTTGCTATAGGTACCGTTCCTGAAAGATTAGTGGCATCATTCATTGTTCCACTGGCCAAAGTCACGTCCGCATCAGGAAGTGTTACTGTCCTGTCAGCACCCAGACTCGCCGGTGAGGCTATGGTAATATTGCTTGTATTATCATTTTCGAAAAGCTTTATCGTGCCGGTACTTTTTAGACGAATTTCTGCCATTTATTATCCTATATACTTTCTGCTAGTTTAGCGGTATAAGCATCTTTAACTGCTTGCGTCCAAATACCACTATTGGCTACTGCTTGAACATCAGCGTGTTCTTTCGCTAAATCTTCATCAGAAATATTACAATGAATAACGTGTCTGTGGGCTGCACGGGAAAGTTCTTTCCCATCTTCCTTTATCACGGTATCCGTTCTAACTTGAATATGCTTATATTCAGTTACAACTTCAATCCTGTTTATTTCATTTTCTTTGGTTAATGCCATTTTTTACCTCCTTTTAATTATCCTTCAGCAAGCATATGTAACTGAAAGTTGAATATGCTGACTCCCCATTTCATTTTGAGGCATTGCAGTATCGTCTTCTTTGAAAAATTTCAATGATGTTGAGGCTTCCATAGCTCCACCCCAAGCAACCACTCTTGCAGTGCCAATATATCTACATACTGCATAATCTGAACCATTTCCAGATACAGTAAAAGGAAGTCCAGAAAATTGCATTTGAGTACTGTCCCCAGAGGAGTTCACATCTACATAAAAAGTTATGCAACATCTGTTTCCAATTCTTGTATAAGACGCTTCATAAGTAGTATCTATTCCCTTTGTTCCTCCCACAACTGCTGGTGTCCAGCTACCTCTCTCATAATAATCTAAAGTATTAACATTACTAGATGCTAAATTATCTAATTTTATTCCACCACCTGATGTAGTTAATGCAAGTGTAGTTCCATCATAAGTCATGGAAGCTTCGCCTTGTATTGCATCTGCTCCCGTTACAGTTACAACTGTATTATCTGTTGATCCTGTAAGAGCAACTCCAGTCGGTTCTGCTTTGTAAGTCTGATCTCCGTATAATACCGTGCTTGAAGAAGCTGTTCCTGAACCTAGACGAGCTGTTGCCACAGTTCCTGCTGTGATGGATGAGGCGTTCATTGTTCCTGAAACAGCGAAAGTCGCACCTGATGGTACTGTTATGGTATCGCCCGAGCTGCCAATTTCTAATGCCGTTCCCGTACTGGGATCTACCTTATCTACGTTTAATGTACTCATACTATGACCACGTTACCTGTTATTGTCACCGTTCCCGTATAGGAAACTGGTCCGGCCAGCACAGCCGATTCAATGTAATGATTTCCGTCTATGGTTACCTGATGGGTGAAAAACCCGTCCTTGGCACTTTCCTGACCAATATATAAAGTTCCATTTTGATCTTTCGTTTCAGCCATGTTATTCCTCCTTATGAACTAATCGCGTCTACGTAACTAACCCATGCCGCACATGATGTCGCCGCACTCGCTTGAGCATGAAGTTCATCAGTACTCTGCATAACCATTTTAGCGCCACCTTGAATCAGTTCTATACTGGATTTTGGTGCAATGCTAAGGTCATCAGCTATGTATACCACAGATGCCGTAGTGCCGGCTCCTGCCACGTCAAGCCATACATCTACCGTAATAGCGGATGTGGTGATATTAGTGAGTCTAATGCCAATTATGGCATCATTACTATCAGCTGTTAATAGAGTAGCATCACCAGTAGTTATTTGCGATTTATATGCTTTTTTAAAATCCTGAGCCATTTTTCTCCTATTTCCTTATATCAGAGCGCGATTGCCATTGCAACACTGAACCCTTTTGTAGCGCTTGTATTCTCCGCCCATTCAGGAGCCGTTCCCCCTGAATTCATTGCAAGAAGATATGATCCCGTTCCTGCCGCCAGTCGAGCAAGCGTGTTTGCGGCAGAGGTATATAATATATCCCCCTGTCCGGTTAAAAGTGATTGAGGAGATGCCGCCCATTCGGGTAGCGTCCCTCCTGAATTAGTTTGTAAAGTATATCGTGCTGTTCCTACTGCTAACCGTGCTGGTGTATTTGCTGCGGAGGCATACAACGTATCACCTGTCGTGGTTAAAGTCATGTCCATCGTCTTGCTCGCAGGCATTGAACAGAATATATCTTTCGTTCCTGCTGAAAGAGTTATTGCTGATGTGTTCCCGTCGGAATTTGTAAGAACAGTTGTCCGTTCCATAGTAGAACTATCACCTGAAAGAGTTCCTACTCCTACTTCCCATTCATCAACTGTTCTATTAGCAATAGCGTAATACGTTGTATTATTGTTGCCAACTCCAGTTGAAAAAGTGTCGAAGCCAGTGACTGCTCCACCAAACGTTACATCGCCCGTACCCGTGGTTATTGACGTCTCCTTGACGCGATCATTTAAGACTAATGCCATAGTAATCCTACGGTGTTTCTAATCTTAAAATCGCATTTGACGCATCATCAGCTGGGAATTGTATAGTGAATGTTCCAGCACTTGATGTCTTGTCTCCACCAAAGTTTAACACACATACAGCCTTATTGGAATCGCTGCTATTATAAATAAGCGCACCGTAAGCTGTAAATGAAGCTGTAGACCATGACGTATCAGAAAAATCGCAGTAAGCGGTTGTTCCTGAAGTCGTGGGCGTTACATTCACGAGTGTATTTCCACCAGCTGTATAGGCTGTTCCTGCATCATTAGTGGTTTCTCCGCTAGTTACATAAACAGTGCTAGCAACACTAATAGTTGAAGAGTTTGTATACAACGCAATCTTAAAGGCATCCGCTCCATTGGTAAAATTATGAGTTCCAACGAGCAATTCCTGCTTAAAGCTTGTACAAACTCCGGATGTTCCTACTCCCATTTTATTGTCCTCCTTGTGGGCCTATTGGCCCTGGTTTAATTGATCCAAGTCCAGGCTGGAATGATGGTTCCGGTACTCTAAGAACACCAGACATATATTCATCACGCCTTCCTCGGCCTTGTTGTTGCGTAACAACTTCCTGTAAAGTCTGTTGATACGATTGCTCATAAATTTGCAGCATTTCCGCTGATCCCTTCAAGAATTTGAAAGCTTCGACAAGGCACCCATACAGCAATAGCTGTGAGGCGTTGTCTCCTAACCAGGTAGTGGTATTAGTGGATGAAAGTCTAGTTGGTAATTTTATTAAACCAACCTCCACATAATATGCCTCATCTGGAGTAGGTACTACATATATACTATCTTGATCCCATTGTGTATAATATTGTGGAGTTCCTTCTGTGGCTCTGTTAGGCCAAAATTCATTCATCCATGTCACATCTTTTCGTTCCAGATAGGTTCTAGCTCCACTGCCAGCAGCTGGGTAAATCATCACACTTCTAATAACATTAAATAAAACAGGGGTAGGAGAGGTTCCTCCCGGTAAGCTTAAAAATCCATTAGAGGCCGTAAAATTAGTGTATTGATAAGAACGAAAAACTGGAAGATCAGCGTCCCGTAAAATTCTATTTTCCGTATGTTCTATGAATCCATCCGTAATGGTGGACGTGAAAACATCAGTGCTGACTTCTGAATAGTCAAGTATTTGTTGTGTTAATTGTGCGTAAGTTGCCATTATGCGCTTATGGTTACAGGACCTGCTGAAATAGGGTAACCTCCTCCTTTAATTCCTCCAGTCGTAGCTGTTAATAAACCTGTGGAAAAATAATACCAGTCATCAGAATCATCACTGGATCCTGATACATATTTTCCTTTTGTAATTGTATACCCAGCAACAGCACAAAGAACTGCTCCAGTAATACCATCTACTGCTTGACAATCTGCAAATACATTTGTTTCAGAGGATACAAAAGGAGTTCCTCTAAACCTAACTGTAGCACCCGTAGATCTACCATGATCCGGGGAATGAACGTTTATAACTTGTGATCCGGAAGCGTAAGTCTCAAAAGGATTAATAGGCAACAAAATTAATGCTGCCGGAGCAACTCTAGCTGGCCTAGCATGTTTCAAAGCTTGGGGATCAGGAGAATGCTCATGAGGCATTAATTGTGGCGCCTTAGGGGTATACTCACTTGTATGCACCCACGCGCCTGTCCATTCTTTAACCATTTCCGTATAGGGAAATTGTAACCCACTACGATCAGAAATGGCTAATGCAAATTTTCCGCTAGCATATGCCATATATTAAATCCAAGTGTATTTGCCACCTTTTTTAGCGGCTCCCATTGCTTGCATAGTACCTGAAACTTTTCCTTTACTAATTTTAAAAGGTGTGCCACCAGAAGCTTTTCCTTCACTAGTTGGTGCTATCCCTTTAGTAGTAACAGCGCCTGCCTTAACAGGTTTTGGTACTTCTACATGGCCTCTTCCATAATGTCCGATTTTCTTATCCGAAGCATCACGGCTATTGGCTGTTGATTTATTCCATAATGGATTGCTCATTATTCCTCCTTTTTACAGTCGCAGTTCGTGCATTGGCAATTGTCTCCACAATCACATTCACGACCACATTTTTTACAAATTGCCATATATCCCCCTATGGTATATACGCTTGTGCCGGCTTAACTCTGAACGACACTCGTTCTCGGTTAGCATCAGCTGTTCGCTGAAATTCTTCATCATAAAGTGCTTTTAATCCAGGAGCCATCATTGGAGTCCTTTTAACCGCTATATAATAGGCTAATCCAGAAATTAAACAAGGAAGAAAATAGAAGGGAACATCTGCATAAGTTGTAGACGCTCCTCCACTTACAGAACTACTTGTTGCATCTTGGATCCTGTTAACATAGAAATATTTAAAGACATAAGCCTTATCAGGAGTAGGATAGAGCCAAACTCTTATATCCTGTTCCGGTCTTCCACTTGTAGCAGTGGTCTCATCTGTAATATCACTGTAAGTGCTCGCTCCATTAATAACAGTAAACTGTGTAGGTCTAGCAGTTCCAGCGCTCCCTGTCTGATTCTTTCTACTTAAATTCATGTATTCTGTTCTGGAAATCTTGGTGATCGCCACATCCGTAGTGGAACTACCACCTTCCAAACCTCTATTTACAGGAGTTGAATCCGTCGCGTCATACGCCGTTGTAGTAATTGTAGCGTCAACTATGTCCATAACTTTTTGGTCAAGCGCAAAGTTATTTGTTCCTGCCGTTAATGTTTTGAAATAATAGTCGATTGTCCATAAATTAAGACCACGATTGGCCCATTCCGAAAACATAAGATTCAAGGATCTTTTGGCAGTCTTAAGGTCGTAACCCGTAAGTACCTGCAATCCACATCTTTCGAATGCTTCCTCTATGATCTCCGAAATGTTGAGATTAAATGCTCTAGTGCCTGAATAAGCCATTTAACCTCCTTAACTAGAAATCGCTACATAATGTTTAAGCCATTCCATTTGAACGTATACAGTATCACCACCAGTCCTAGCCGGATTTAAAATGGTTACATTTCCATCATATCCACCAGCTGCCTTATTAGCTACTGTAGGCGTTAAACCACCAGTAGAGCTAAAATCATAATCCCCGTATCCATTTAATATCAGGAAAGGTATTTGAGTAGTGGCATCCCATTGAAATTCTACCGCATCCGCATTAGCGGTCATAAAAACATTAAACCAAACTTTATTTAAAGTTAAGTGACTGCATGCTTGATTATTGGCACTTTTGCCTAAATTAGCAACAGTAATCGTTAAAGTTTGTGCAGTAGCTGCGTCACCAGCTGCAATTGTATAATGGTTAATGAATTTTCTTCCGCCGTCAAAAGTTGTTACTAAAGCCATAATTAATTCCCCTTATAAAAGAGTGGGGTCATTACACCCCACTCACGGTTATATTATATTACCAAGTGTCTCCTGAAGCAAGATTCTTGCCTTGCATAAAGTCAATCTTGATCCATGCTTGCCCAGCTGTAGATAATGCTCCAGTTGGAGTATAAGTCAATACTGCCTGTACATCAGAGTTATAAGCAACTCCATCCGCACCAGTATCAGCTTGCTCTACACTTTTCCAAACTGCACTTTGTGTAGCATCCACAGTCACAGATCCACCAGTATTACCAGTAGTTGTAACTGCTCCCATAGTACCATCAGCAAGATCAGCTAAATAATCCTGATCATCAGATTTTCCAATTTCCATTGGATCCGCTGTTCCAGCATTAAAGGCTTCTGCTACCCATATCTTAATACCAGTAACAGTAGATTGATAAGGAATAACCCCTAGCGCTCTGCAATAAACATCCGCTGCCACAGCCGCTGTTCCCACGGTAATATTACCAGTGGTAGCCGCACTTGTAGCGATTTTAGTTACAGTCTTAAAGTTAGCCGCAGTGCTCATAGTAGTATAAGCAACCGTAGCATTCGGTCCTGTTACCGTTTCGCTTAAAGCTTTGCCGTTAACATCTGTTCCAGTGACAGTGAACGTTATGCCTGAATCATCGCCATCACTTGTAATGCCAATTTTTCTTGCCCACGCTCCGTCAGCAGTTGCTGCTGTTGAAGATCGGCTTGGTGCATAAACTTTATTACCGTTTTCGGTAGAAGTTAAAGCTCCATCCAAACTCAGATTAGCTGCTGCTGTTGTTGTTTGAGAAGCGCAGATGCCATCTGTATCTGCCGCTGTTGGTTCTTGAAAATAACGAACGAATGAGTTTACTACCCAGTTAGTGTCCTTAAGATCAAGACCGCGATAACCACCTGCTGTGGCGCCGCTAATTACTGGACCCGATTTTATCGGACCCGAAAAAGTCGTTGTACCCATTGTTTTCTCCTTTGGTTGTATAGACCTTTTGTTATGCCGTCTCTATACCGTCTGCCTAGCCAGTCTGCATAACTATTTTACTAGGATTGGAAGGGCGAACTAACTTCGCCCTTCCTTAATTATTCTATGCTCCTGGTGAGCCAAATATTCCACGCCAGTCAGACCATCCGTAGACGTATCTTTCTCTCGCTTTATATCTCACATTACCAGTATCGAAGTCGCCTTCCATCGCAGTACGAATAGGTGCTCTAACGAAATGTTTAAGTCCGTTAGGAGCATCTGTTTTAATAAACCAAGCGTCTGTATCAGTCAAGAAATTGTTTACCACATAACCTTGTGGAATCATTCCCATTGATTTTACAGCGTTGATATCATTATCAGCAGTTGCTGGTCGTCCTGGTGATTTTAGCAATCTTTCTACATTGAACTGAAGATTGACTGGGATGATTAGTTTCATGCCCCTTAGAGCAATTTTTAATCCTCTTTCGTCTTTCATATTAGAAATGTCGATAAGTGCCTGCTCGAGCGAAGTTTCGTTCAAGTCGGCAGCAGTTGACAATTCGTTTTTTTGGTCCCCACTAAGTGTAGGATGGTCAGTCGCTAAAAGCTCCTTTGCATCGCCACCAAGGTAAGAACTGTTGAATCCTCTGTTGAGAATGTTAGCAGCTTTTACTTGCTTAGTGTTGGCCATTGAACGTGCCAATGCCTTTGTATATCGAGTACT